AAAGATCTTAAATAAAACCTATTATCAAGAACTCAGGATTAAGGAACCCAGGAGATGGTTGCGCGAAGAATATGGTCGCAGAGCTGAAGAAAACATTGTTGCTGAGTATGAAAAAGCAATTCAAGAAAATGAAGAAATGACGGGTAATCAAGACTATTATGTTGAATGGTTCATTAAAGCTGAAAATGCTTCTAATAAAGGCGATGATAACAAATGTAGGAATATATTTGTTCCAAATAAACACTGGACGGTTCGAGTGGCTCCTGGAGTCACCCAAATTATGAATGTCATAAAGAGAAGATATTCAAAGAATCAGTTTGATCCATTATCTGTTGAAGCAGAACAAGTGGACCCATCAGTGTTTACAGTGGCCTCTGGCATGACAGCTGATCAAGTTGCGGAATGGTTCACCCATGCAACAGAAAGTCTTGGTTCGTTTTTTATGGTCGAGATCGATATGTCAAGATATGAAGCTAATCAGACTGTTCAACAAACGGAACTTATTTTGGAACTTTATGGGGAAATACTAATGTTATTGCCACAGATTTTTCATGAGAGTCAAACTGATTACAAGAAATTCATGGCATACATGAGTGAAGTTAAACAAACTCACATAACCAGTAAGCGTTCTGGTGATCATGTCAAATGGAAAAACTTCGTAACTCGTCTTGGGGGTATGTGTAGTGGCGTTCCTGATGTCACCCCCCGAAATTCATTGCTCAATATTATTGCTTTAGTAAGTTATCTCCTACATAGGCATTTCACATGGGAAGAAATACGTGCAAGCGTACTTTCCATAATTCTTGGTGATGACAATGCAACCGTCATTCATCAATCTTTACGCGAAAAATTTGGCTCACCAGAGCAACTCACATTGTTTTATTTGCAGATGTGGAACTGGGAAGCTAAAGTTAAAATTCATGATGAATCATTGTATTCTAAATTTGAATTCTGTAGTTGTTACTTTGTTAAAAATGGTTCAAAATATTCATTTACACCCAAAGTAGGAAGAGTGTTGGTCAAAACCTTCTTTCTAGAACCTCATTTGTCAGAGAAGCCGACCATCATTCGAGGAATGTTACGAGGTTTGACGCATTATGAGACCGGGTATTTGTTTTCACGGACAATGAAAATTTTGGACAGTGCCATCCCACATGACACTAGGTCATTGCTGCC